TCATTTGATACTACGAACTCCAGTGTAAATCGACCATCGGATAGTTCTGCTAAATAGTAGTTTGTGAGCTCTTCCAACTCTTTTACAAGATTCTCTATCTTATACGCCAACAAACCGTTGGTACTGAAAGCCTTTTTTAGTACTTCCAAGTGCCCTGTCGTTGCAGCCTCAAGATCGAGAAGCTCATTTAACTCAAACAACTCTTGGGTAAATTCGTCAGTTTGCTCTAATATTACTTGGATTCTTGTGTTTCGTTTAGTGATTGCCTCATTTTCTCGTGTGAGTCGTACAAGTTCATCCTTTGCATTCTGTATTCTCTCCGAAATTCGATCAGCCCTACTTCTAAGCTCCGCAGGATCCACTGGAGATGTTGGTAGACTACTGTCAATGCTTCTAAACAACTCTTGCCAATCTTTTTCAGTTTTGCGAGCACGTTCGTACTCTGCATTGTTTCGTTTAATTTCTGATATTCTTCTATCAATTTCATCTTGTTTTTCTCTTGCTTCTGCAATCTTTTTTGCCTCTGCATCTATAAGCGACTGTTTAAAAGAACTGTCTACAGACTGTTCACAAGTGGGGCAGTGGTCCCCAAGTTTGCTCATTTTGTGTAAAATATTTTTTGACCCCGTTACGACCCCGTTTAAAGTTCCTAATTCGCTTTGAAACTCATCATAGGACTCTAATGCTGATATTTTACAGGCTTGAGCTTCCTCAATATTTATCTCAGAAAGTAAATCTTTATAAGTATTATTCTGAGAAATTTTTCTATTTTTTTCGGAAATATTTTTAATTTCCATCATAAGAGTGGCGAGTTCTTGTTCGTCCTCTGATGTGTCAATAGAAATTTCAGACGTGGGCAGTATGGATGTATCACTCAATTTGTTACTTGATAACCACTTTTCAATTGTCGCTATTTTACTTTCAATACTATTAAGGTTTAGCGTACTCTTTCTAGCTTCTTCCTTGAATATTTCAAATAGCTTTACATAGTGCTCTAAGTGGAGAAGGTCAATAAGAAACTTTTTGCGATTTGTATCTGTCGCAGTAAGAAACTGTAGACTGCTATTTGTGTTCTGGTATACCAACTGAGAGAAGGTTTTAAAGTCGATGCCAATAATATCTTGGAGAGTCTTGTATGTATTGGTCGCTGTATGAGAACTAATATCTTCTCCATCCTCCAAAAGACGAAGCTTAATATTAGACTTCCGATCAATAATGACATCATAGCTTTTCTCATCTTTTGTAAACTCAAGATGTATGTGATAACCTGAGTTTACGTATCTGTTTGGTATATCCGCCTTTTTAATTCCTTTTGAGTTCTTGTTGTACAGTGCCTCTTCTATAATTAACGGGATGGAGGACTTCCCCATCCCGTTAGTACCAACAAGCTGTGTCACAGTATTACTACTTAGGTCTAGCTCGTTGTCGGCTCCATAACTAAAACAATTACTCCATTTCAACTTTTGCAGCGTAATCATTAAATATACCTACTATTTGTGGAATCCTTGCCTCTGGTATTTCCAGAATATAGGATAGATACTCTACTAACTCTTCTTGAATGCTCATCTCTTTGTCCATGACAAGAGTGGCTTCAGTGTTGCGTTTTACAACTTTTTTGTCAAGAAGTTCTGTGTTCTTAACGCCTGCAAGCTCTTGAATATCCCCTTCTATCTCATAGATTGTGTGATGGTAGTCTGTAGGTATCATTTCACTTGGATCTGATACTGTTTTACGAATTAGCTGAGGTAGCTGAAACTCGTCCCACATCCACTCCCAGTTGTTTGGGTTTATAAGAAGGTAGCCGGTGCTGACCTCATTTCGGTGAAACGAAGTTGTCATAGGGCTGCCGGGGTATACAATGTTGCGTTGAGTATTGCTATGTGCGTGAAGATCGCCTGCAAAAACTACTGGAAAGTCCTCAAACCTGTCTAAGTCCACCTCTGGCTTGACGTGTGGAGGAATCTCTCCGCGAACATGAGTGAACAAAGGTTTCTTTGGATCAAACAGTTCAATAGAGTTTTTACGATGAAGATCTGCATATGGCAGTACTCCAAACCCGAAGTCATTGTCATAGTATGACATATCAACTACTTTTACAAGAGGGTTGATATCTCGAGTTACTTTTTTAAGTTGCGTGAAGAAAGTTTTGTTTTTCTTTGTAGCTTCGTGATTACCGTCATAGATAAGAGTTGGAATACTCACATTTGAGATAAATGAAAAGTATAGCTCCAACTCTTCCATGTTCGGCAGACGGTCAAATAAGTCGCCTCCAATAACGTGCATATTGCACTGTAGCTCAAGCTCATGTACTTGCTTGAAAAACATATGATAGCGATTTATGGCCCACTCACGAGGTACGTTCTTTTGTCCTAGCTTGATGTGCCAGTCTGCTGTAAATAAAATCATGAATTAAACCTTGTATTTAACACTAAACTTTCTAATTTATCTTTTAAAGTTTCTGTTAAAGTAGGGGTTCTAAATACGTTATTTACAGGAATAACGTATTTATCTATGTAGCCTACCGCACCTTCTACTAAATTAGGAATATGTTTACCTACCTCATCGTCTAGTCTGTCGATATCATGAATTAATTTCATCTCTATTTCGCGAGAAGATCGTCCTACAGCTATTGCGTAGGCGAATTCTTTTAAAGAAGGCTTTATTAGTTGAGGAACACTAAACCCTGGTCTGTAATACCTGGTTGTGCCTTCTCCGCTCATTTTACCTCTTTTGAAATAAGATTTTCCACTTTTTTCTACGACAAGTGTACAGGGCTCTACTAAGTAAAGCCCTTCTATGTCTTCCTCAAAATAAGAATCTTTTAATTCTTTATTTTTATGAGGATCCGCATCTATGTAAGCTCCACTTAATGTGTAAAGCTGTACAAACGGTTTTTTACATCCCCGTGCAAAGCTAGTAGCTTTTTGGCGACGTAAACGATATTCATTATTAGGTAGTTTAAGTCTCTCATATGCATATTTAGGCATACACACCTCTTACGACAAATTAAACTCAGCTTCTAGGCTTTCATCCATATCTTCTGAAGAGACTTCACGAATCTCATCTAAAAGAGCTTTTTGTGCGTCTGGTGTAGGACGAGGCATAACATCATCCATAGACTTCAGATCAGCAATAGCTGCCATCTCGTCTTCGTCGAGAGCACGCTGCTTGCACTTAAGTACTTGTAACTGGTACTCTACATTGTAGGGAAGAGGACCAGTCTTCACTCGCTTGAACTTGACATCCCAGCCCGTCTCAGGATCAGTAGGATCGCCAAGGTCCTCTGCTGCAGTCAAGATAGCTTCAAAGAGCTTCTTCTTGAGGTTGATGATTTTGACTTCACCGCCATCAAGACACTGCATTGCATAGCTCCAGCCACACTTCAGATCGGGGTAGTACTCACGTACCCAATCCTTCTCGAGGTTGTTGAAACGCTCTTCGTTACGATCAAAAGACAGACACTCAAAAGGAATCTGCTTGCCATTCTTGCCTTCCAGCCAGTAAACGTATCGTGCGAGTACATCCCCAACCAAGCGAACTTCGTTGTCTCCGTCACGGTAAGCGTAAGAAGTAATAGACGATTTTTTAGCCCCGCCTGCGGCTTTGTTAAATGATAGTGCCATTAGTGTATATTCTCCTGTTTGACTTCTTCATATATAAAATGAATTTTACCATTCTCTATACGAAGTAGACTGTTATCTTCAAAGTGTTCTAGTTCTACTTCGCATTGAAGTAGATCCAGTGTGGTATTCCCAGTAATTAAATAGTCCGCGTACGGACGCATAGAAGCCAAAGCGATATACTGGGCTATTTCGCGATGGCTGTGCTTGTAAGCATAGTATAATAAAACATCTGGGTGAACAAGGTAGGATTGCCCAGCAAAATGCTTTCCAGCGTATTTATAAATATCATCATACTTATTTTTTGGTATTGATCTTTTTACTAACATTCTAAAGATCACAAAGACAGATAAAGCATTGCCTTCTGCCGCATCGTAGATCTTTTTCCAATCATAGAACAACATATTATACTCTCTTTTGAAACAAAAGTCAAGAAGTATTTTTCTATGCTACAACTGTCTTATAGCGTAGCCTTGTTTCATATAGTAGCCCATTCTGTTTGATGCTTGTCGCTGGGCTGTCTTTCCTTTAAGGTGAATGTCAATAATTACTGGGTCTCTTTTGTTCTCATGCTTGCGTACAACCCTGCCGATGAGCTGGGTAAGTAAAGGTTCATTATTGATAGGGGTAGCAAGAATGAGACAGCTAAGGCTATTGACAGAGATACCTTCGCTAAAAATTGCTTGAGTTCCGTATAAAATGTTCTTTTTTCCATGTAATATCTCATTTATTAGTGTTTCTCTTTCCTCATGCGGTACCTCACCCGTAACACATATGGAATTCTCACCAGTCAGTTCGGCGCAGCTCTTCAAAAAGTGAACTCGATCTGACACCACAAGTACCTTATGGCCTCTTGCGGCGTATGCTGACGCTAACATTGCAACTGAGTGACGATATTCGTCGTTATTTGCTATAGCATTAACTCTTTTAGCCCAGGGTATGTTTGCGCCGTCTGGAAAACGAACCTCTGAGCGGTAAATATCTATACTTGGTGTGAGAAAGTTTTCTTTTGGCGGTTTAAAGATGTTGGGGCTAAAGTAATCCCGAAAAACCACGTGCTTTCCATCTTTGCGCTCGATTGTACCCGATAACCCTATTTTGTAACGAGCATGGCTGGTATCAATAATCTTAGCAAATGTGGGAGAAGACACGTGGTGCATCTCATCAAGTATTATAGTTCCGAATTCTTTTCGGATTTTCTCGATATTCCGGTACAAAGTCTGAGTATTCCCAATAACAATAGGGCTATCAACGTCAAACTTGCCACTCCCAATAATGCCGGGACTAAATCCATAAACTTTCTCCACTTCCTTGGCCCACTGATTTCGTAGCGGTACTGTGTGAGTTACTACGAGTGTCTTTTGACCGAGTTTCCCTGCGATTGCAAGACCTGTAAAGGTCTTTCCCCAACTTACCCAAGCGTTGATGATACAGTTATCATCCAAATTGTCATAAACATCCTGCTGACTTTGCCGTAGCTCAAACTTAAACTTCGGAAAGTCAGCAGGAATGCTTAGACGCTTTTCGACAATTTCGTATGAGTCTGGTATCAGATCCGTTCGTCCGATTGGTATAGATACCAGATTTTCGCGCACCCGCTGCAGATTCTTAATGATCTGTGGAGGGTCATTCGGGTTTTGCGAAGGTATTTTATACGTGAGTTCGTCCGAGAGAATCTTCCGATACTCGGGACTAGCTTCCATAAAAATACGATTAGATAGTACTGCTTTCATATCTTGTGCAGAATAGCTTCTCAACAGGTTTTATAATACAAATCTGAGGAGCTACTCCGCGCCCTCCTGTACATTCTTCTTTAGTTGTAAGATAGGCCATAAACTCGACACAGTCTTGTTGATCCCTATCAATAACTGTACATCCTGATAGCAGGAGTACTGGTAATAACTTCTTCATACTTTCCTTCTCGTGTCTAGTGGTTTATCTTCTGAATAGTTGTATAGCATCCAGGGCAACTCCCCTACATGGAGCAGTCCTGCATAACGAACTCCATCTGGCGGAGGCCTTGGTACTACAAACTTTTGTTTTACCCCCTCTAAGCACAATAAAGAGCAAACATCCTTTTGAATGACTCTCTTTATTCTATAGTATTTTAACTTGGAAAACTTAGTTTTTTCATAGATGAATGGAAATCCATTACTATCTATAAAATGTTTTTTGTCACTTTTGAGAACCCCTCGCAGAGTATCTACCTGCTTATTTAAAGGAGATAAATTCTTATGAGGGGTCTGCATACGGCGAACACCTAGAGTATCGCCTTGCATGTTTTTATCGTCAAGTATTTTGTCCTCTAGAAATAAAATACCGTCTTGTCTTTCCCAGTTCCCAGAATCTAACTCGTATACTGGAAACCGTATTTTGTTAGCACTACTGTACTGTATCACCATATAGTTTCTTAAACTTACCCATTGAGTAGTCTTCCCCTATTTCAAAGTCACAGCCTATAGGAGCTCCAGGGATATAGATACCACGATCCCTTTGTATTAGCCTCTGAAGATTATCAGAGTACACTTCTATCTCATCTTCCGGAACTTCCGCAAGAATAGAGTCGTGAACGAGAGCAAAGATTCTTGACTTCATACTGTTTTGTTGTATAAAGTCTTGCATATCTATGGCCCCCAAAAGGTTAATATCAGAAGCAGCGGACTGGACCAAAAAATTAAGACCAGAGCGAATGCTATGAGACTTGATGCCTTTATCGGTACTTTCAACATTAGGTAGCCTCCTCTTTCGTCCAAAGTAGCTGTACACATATCCATTCTGTTCAATAAACTTTTGTCTATCTTCAATCCACGCTTTTAGACTATGGAATGTGCCAAAATATTCATTAATTACTTCTGTGGCCTCGTTCTTTGAAAAATACTTACCACTGTCTTTTGTTACTTGTTCACTGATCTTTGCAGGACCAGCTCCATACATAATACCGAAGGTAACGGCTTTTGCGGCCTGCCTACGATCTGAGTATAGCTCTGCTACTTCTTCTACTTCGCAAGGAAGTCGGAACACCTTGTGAGCAATAGTACTGTGGAAGTTGCCTCCAGATCGGAACACATCCATCAAGGCTACATCATTTGCAAGAACTGCCGCAACATATACTTCGGCAGTCGTCAAGTCCATTGCAACAATCTGGTGGCCAGGAGCTGCCTTGATGCACCCCTTTACAGTAGGGTTATCCCGAGGAAGCTGCTGCATATTAAGTTTACCACTAGAACTAAGGCGACCAGAAGTAGTACTGTGCAGATTAAAGCCTGTGCGAAGACGAGAGTCTCTATCCAACTGAGGTATGATTTTGTCAAGGTAAGTATTCTTGATTTTGGATTTTTGTCTGATATCCAAGATGAGCTTAGGTACATCGCTTTGAATTGCGAGTTCCTTGAGGACTTCCGCATCCGTAGAATCTGCGCCCGTCCCAGTTTTCTTTCCAGTCGGTTTAAGGCCAAGTTGGTCAAATAGTAACTTACGCAACTGCAGAGTAGAATTAGGATTAAAAGGCTTTGCATTTATTTCCTCAAACCTCCGTACTTTTGGATTTTCGTAGAGCTTGGCGATTGCTGTATCAATGTCAGTTTGCATGGCATCCTGTGCAACATACAAGCGTTTCTTATCAAAAGGTACTCCATTATCCTGTATATCTGTCAAAAACCGAGTACCTGGAATAAGAATATTCTCATATACAGAATTGAGTTTTTTGTTTTGTTTAATTTTTTTAAACTTCTCGTACAGCAAAAAAGTACACAAAGCATCCATTGCTGCATAAGTTTTCATAATATCAAAGGGAATAGCTCCCCACTGAAAGTCGCCTTTCAGAATGCCATGCTCTTTACGATACTGGTCAATCCAGTCGTACATAGGCTTTTCATAGTCCCCGTAGGGAGTGTACTTTAGTGATAACGTCTTTAGGCCATGCCCTCCGGGATTCTCGTCTATGAGGTAATGGAGCAGCATGGTGTCCTCAAAACGAGGAAACTTGAAGTGAAAGTGATACTCGAAAAACGCCATATCAAACTTCGCGTTGTGAAATACTACGATCTTCTTGTTAAATAACTCTTGCAGAAGTCTTTCAGTCTCATCATTAAAACAATCGGTATCAATATAAGCACCGAACTTATTATTATAAGACAGACTAATACCAAGCATATAACCGTCACGGGGATATAACCCAGTTGTCTCAGAATCGAGTGCAACATATTCACATTCTTCTCTGATGGCGGCCTGAATAAATTCATTTGCTTTCTCCGTATCTTGGATGCCAAAAGCAACGTCTTCATTGACGGTTATATCCTCAAAGTCACCAGCGATATAGTTTTTGATACTCTCCTTAGAGTCGTCCCACGTTCTTTTAGCTTCTGGCTTAAAGGCAAGCATTGCAGGATTGATAACAGGTAAGAACTTGCCTTCAATCTTCTTACCCGAATATTCTGTTACTGAATTAACTTTTGTATAATACTTGAGCGCGTCCGATCCAACAAGAATAACCCAGTCATAGTCGTCTGGGCTCATGTCGATGTCGCAGTCTCGTTTCAATACTTTTTTGAGATCAGGATTAGAACATAACTGATACTGATCGAACTCAAAAGCATTGTCAAATTCTTGTTTAAAATTAGTTCTACTTGGTTTAGTTTCTACTAATGCAACTCTAGGCATATAATTGTCTCCTTAGGCTGTCTACCTGAGATTGATTCAGTGCCCCGGCATCTATGTACTTGTCTCCAAATGCAATGTTGCGGGTATTGAGACCAAATTTCTCGCACTGTTCTTTAACTCTTGCGGCCCCGCTCTGACCGGCTTCATCATTGTCAAGGAAGATATCTATGTTTGTAACTCCCTGAACGGATAACATTTCTAACTTTTCGTCTGTAAAGTTTTTTACGCCAAAACAGCATACTGCATTGGTCAAGCCTTTATCGTGTAGATTTAGAACATCAAATATTCCTTCTACTAAAATAACACTGTTCTGTATTGTAGAAACAGTGGGAAATAAAGGCATTTTTGCCCCGACGGGAGCATTGTAGTATTTAGGCATCTGAGTGGTTTGAGTTCTAGCTTGAATTGCAACTATCTTTCCTGTTCTGTCACGAATAGGAAAACAAATGCGACCACTAAACTCTTTCTGCCCGCTCATAAATGCTTCAAATTGTCTATAAGTTTTCTGGCTAATACCACGCCAAGTACCCATAAAAGTAGTAGCGTCACGAGGAAGTTCTATACCGCTGCTTTCCTCCCGCACTTGCTGAATTTTCTTTTTCAACAACTGACGCTTGATCTCCATTTTATTTGCTTTTTGTCCGAAGTGAGTAAACAAGTTACCTTTATACTCACACGAAAAACAGTTGAATATACCTGTTACCTGGTCAATACGCATACTTGGATTTTTATCAGGGTGCTCAGGATTAAGACAACTGACAACAAAGTCTTTGCCTTTCGGAATATATGGAATATTTTTTGCGTTAAGTAAGTCTTCTACGTTCAATAGTTTTCATCTACGCCCCAGCCAGCAGAGGCTAAAGCATCTCCATCCCAGTCATCTAAATAGTTTTCACCATCATAGTAATCGTCATTCTCTCCGTGTAGCATAGAGTCGCAGACATCTTGAGCATACTGATAATAGTCTGTATGCTCATCATCAAACAGGTGAAAGTACTTTGATAAGCGTGCCAAGGTTACATCAGCGTTTTCATAGTCTCCGATATCCATATCTTTTTCTAGCATATCAAAGAGTTCTGTAATTTTTGGCTTCAGTCTTCGGTTCATTTTTCTGGGAATCCTTCTTGAACAAATACGCCGATAGTGCCTATCTGTCCCTCTGTCAAGGCTTGTGCCCAAGGATACATCATAGCAGACTGAGCACCAATAGGATGACCCATTCTATAATGTAGTAGCTTGCTAATAATATCATCAGCAGACTGTCCTGCAAGTTGAGGCCCAATACCGCCCTGCCCCTGAGCGCCGTGACAAGTGGTACACATCTTCCACTTCTCTCGAATATTTTCAAAGCGATCTTCTGCTTCTACTGCCGGTGCCAGCATTAGTAATGCTGTGGTGAATAAAACTTTTTTCATCTTCTCATCCTTGCGATGTCTTTCATGTGTTGTTCGTCAATAATCGGTACTGCATTCGACTTGTGCATAGTCCCTATCCCTTTAACCAACTGTCCTGTATACTGCATCGGGTCGTGCCGAGCGGCAACTCCAGTTGTGTCGGAGGCACTTCTGTACTCAGGTGTTTCTCGTCGATAAGGTTTTGGAGAGTTTGATTGAACTGCTCGGATAGTTCGTCGAGAGCTCTTAGTACTGCTTTTCTTTTTTCTACCGCTAGTTGTATGTCGAAGTGATCCATATATCATTCCCATAAATAAAAAATCCCCACTGATTGAAGTAATATTATACAGCAATCAGCAGGGAATGTCAAGCATTATTTTTGTTAAAGGTCGTATACATCTTCTTCTGTTTTATGAGATGAACTCTCTTTCTCTTTTGGAGTGAGAGCTGTATCAGGTCCAATCTTTAGAGTTTCCCAATCCATAGTAGAAGTAAAGTGCTTCATACTAGCTGATCTCATTTTTACACAGTTGAAACTAATGCATTGATCCTCTTGGTCCCATGTATCGAGAGTGTAAGCCGCGTCTGCCGCATCAAGGATGCCTTTAGCAAATCTCGCCTCTCCCGTAGCATCAGTTTGATACGGAGAGAAAACAGCACACTCATACTCTTGCGCCATGGATTTCAATGCTTTACTTACTTCAATCTGTTCTGTCCAGTCGTACTGACCTCCCCGGGAAGGTAGGTGGGACCGCTTAACCTGGTTGATATAGTCAACAATAATGACGCGAGCGTCCAGTCTATGAACTTTTTTGTCAAGCTCTGCTCTAATCTTCGCAATAGTAAGACTAGGATCATAAACAACATCCAACTGCTGAGTCGGGAGAAGCTCATGTTGAGTAGTTAGTTTACGATGGAACTCGTTGTAGTCTCTAGACTGATTGTTTTTATATTCCTGCAAGCGATCCTGACCATTTTGGAATCGAGCGGCTTGCCATCCTGCAACCTTTTCCCACTCAGTGTTGGTAAGGTTTCCAGAACGGATTCTCGAAAAAGGTACGCCAGTAGCAATAGAACAACATCGTTGCAATATCGCTCTACTATCCATCTCAATAGTGAAATAGATAGCTGAATGCCCAGACTGAAAGACGTTGTTTGCAACATTTGCACAAGTAATAGATTTACCAGAACCTCTCCTGCCGCCAACAAGAATAAGATCTCGAGGGCTGAAAGTGATATCCTGATCGTAATCGAGATTTAGACCCAAACCTATTTGCTTGGCACGATCTTCTTCGGGCTCCAACAAGTTGATGCGTTGCATACTTTCTTGAGGAGCTTCTAGGTCTACTTTAGTTTCTATATCCAGAACCAACTGATGTAGCTCATCAACTGACTCTTCTGCATCTGCAAACAACACCGTGTTGTCGATATACCGATCCAAAGAGTTTAGTATCTCTTTTTGCGTATACTCATTCTTCAAATACTCAAGTAGCGTAGCTGGATCTACGTCTACGTCAACATCTTCTAAGGCATAGACCTTACTCTTAGTTGCAGGATGACGTATGTTTAGCTTGAGATCATCGAATGAAGGGAACTGGTGGTGAGTCTCACAATGTTTATCAATTGCCTCATATAGCAGATGGTATTCTGCAGGGAGATACTCTTTACGCAGATAGCTCCACGTCTCAAAGTCTCCCACAGTAATACACTGCTTCAACAAAGCACTAGATATATTCAACAGTTCCCCCGAACATAAAAAGGCCGACCTCTACATAGAGGCCAGCCGCCTACAGCATAAAAAAATTAAGCTTTTGCAGACTTAGCTGCGCCGTCATAGTCAGCGGCAGTCAAGCCACGACGAGTCAACATAGTCTTGACTCCACGTGCAGTTTTACCGATAGACTCGGCAATAGCTTCTACAGTCATAGAAGCAACATCTACATCAGCGAGAGGGTCAGCGTTTGCTGGGCCCTTAGTGTTTTCCTGACGAGGAATCGCTTGGATATCGCCAGAACGAAGAAGGCTAAGAGCCTTACCACGAACACTGTTTACAGAACGGCCAAGAGCCTCTGCAATAGCCTCAACGAAAGCGCCATCATTCACCATGCCGATGAAAGTATCCTCTTCTTCAGGCGTGTAGGTACGCACAGATTCAGCCTTAGGAGCAGGTGCGACGTGCTCAGTCAACTCCATAGACAAGATTTTGCCTTGAATTGACTTGGCTGAGAAAGAACCGCCTTCAAAGTGCTCAGCAATTTGAGCATAAGTGTACTGACCAGAGTTGTCAGTAACGAAGGTACGGAGAGTAGCTTCTTGAGCTTCGCTGAAAGATTTGCCAGCAGCTGCTGAAGCAAGTTCTACTTCAAATCCCATCTTTCGCAGTTTGCTAGAGATAGAACGAGCAGATGTTTCAAGCTGGTCTGCTGCTTCTGCAACAGTAGCCTGAGATACGGGGCTCTCAGAGCCCACGAAGTCGGTAAGCGCCTGAGTGCGCTCATCTGTCCACTTAGGAAGTGCCATATTAGTTCTCCAAAAAAGAAATTAGGTCTGTAACTATAGTTACGCCAGTGTCTCTGGCTTGTCTAGTTTTTGCGGATTCATTTCCGCCCTCATTAACGAGGTGTGTGACTTGCTTGGTTAAACTGGATTTTACTTCATACCCAGCCGCGTTCAAGGCCGTAGTAGCTTCGGCTTTCGACTTGAAACTCTTCAGTCTACCACTAATACACACAATGCCTTTACTCGCAACAGGAGTAGAGACAGTTTGAGAAAAGTACCAACTATGAGGAAGAACCTCTTGAAAGTAAGGCAACTCATTTTCTATCCACTCAAGCAAGCTATTAGTAGCCTTTGGGCCTAAACCGGCACGCTCACAAGCGTCTGCATCTATTACAGTAATATGTCTTACAGTCTCAGACAGCTTCCGTGTTGCCGTGTTCCCGATCAATGGTATGCCAAAGGCAGGTAAAAGGCGCTCAAGGGGAGCGTCAACAGAGTTGGCAATCTCTCCCACGAGCTTGTTTGTCACTTTTTCAGAACCCAACGATGCTAAGATACTATCCTGCGAAGAGGTGTAAATTTCGGACGGGCACGTCCAGCCAAGTTTCTTGATAGATGCAGGGCCGAGACCTTTGATCTTCATAGTTTTGGCAAAGTGTTCCACTGCCTTAGCGTTCTGTGCGGGACACAGATGATTACGGCAGTACAAAGAATCATTTACCCATTCTAACTCACTATCACAAGAAGGACAGTTAGTAGGGAAAGTGATTTCTTGAAACATGGACTACTCCGAAAAAGTGAAAAGATATTATACGACAGAATTGACCTAAATGTCAAGAACTATTTTTCTCGACGTCCACTCGTCTGACGATCCGTGGAATGATCTCACCGCTGCGTATAACTTCAACTGAACAACCTATTTCTAGGTTAAGGGAGCGAATGTACTCGATGTTGTGTAGAGTTGCACGGCTCACTAGCGCATCTCCCACTTCGACTGGGCGTAGGATAGCAACTGGGCTCACAACTCCCGACTTGCCAACCTGCCACACAACATCAAGTAATTCTGTAATAACCCCATCTTTCTGCTCTTTAAGAGCGAAAGCCCCTCGGGGGTGGTGAGCTGTATATCCCAGCTTATAAAAGGCATCATAGCTATCTACTCTAAACACCTCGCCATCTGTTGGATAGCCAGTTGCATCGAAGTGAGTGATAGTATGAAATCCTTGCTGGGCCAAATGATTCATTGCGTCGGAGAGACGCTCATAGGATACGTCGCCTTGTATATCATACGCAACAAAGCGTAGTTCTTTACAACGCTCACGAAACTCCATATAATCTTTAAGATTAAGTGACCCCGCTGCAAAGTTGCGAGCATTTGGAATCGTATCGGGCGCTACGACCTCGCCGGTAATCTGAAGGTTGCCCTTGATGCCGACTACATTTGGGACTAGCTCTTCCATCTTCAACGTGATATCACGACCAAGCTGGCCGTCACCACGAGTAAGAGCTTGAGCTAAGTGACCGTTGACATACTGCAACGACACTGCGGCCCCGTCAAGTTTAGGTGTACGCACCATAGGTGCTGTACTGCCTTCTACCTCATTTAGATTAAACACCTTTTGCAGAGAATACATACGATACATATGAGGAATACCATCAGTTACCTGATACCCTACCTCTTCGTATCTATACTTTCTTGCAAGCGCATCAAACTCTTCATCCGACAGAATCGGACTACCATTGTAATACATTGCAGATGCTTTTTCCAAAAAATGATGCATAAAGTTCCCTCACTGAATAAAGTATATTATACAGAAAGAAGGAACAAAAGTCAAGAACTATTTTGTATAAAGGCCCTCGATGAGATCTGCGAAGTGCTCTTCAATAATTTCCTTACTTTCTGCAAGTGATATAATCTCTGTTAACCCCTCGAACATATTACGAGAGTTATCAAAGTCTAAAGGCATAGCAATGCCCTCACTACTTGGCTTCCACTCTTCGTCAAAGTCAAGGTAGTACTTACGTAAATGTAGATACTCTACTCCTCGAAATGAGTTGATAGTAAGGCGAACCTGTACTTCTTTTACTTCATCGTAGTGTATTATCTTTTCGTAGATTTCTGGGGCTTGGTATAATTCCATACTAAGCCTCGTTCTTCAAAACGGAAGATAGTGGGACAACACTCGTTACATTCGCAGGTTTTAATAGGCGATAAGAATCCGTATCCCAACAAAACATTAGGATAGTGTTATCGGACTCCTTAGCTCTATTTTTCTTTTGCTGTATGTAAGGTGTGCTAAAATCTAATGTGCAGACATTGTATTTTAGTTTATTACTATTTTCACTACGGTAAGTAATAACAGAGTCGCCCTGCTCTCTTACCAAGTCTGCTAGTTCTTCTTTTTTCACAATAACTCCTAGTGAAGCGGGTTGGCAGAATCTTCTTCCGTGCCGTCTTCCTAGAAATGCGAAAGGGGCTTACGCCCCAAGAATTAGCTGTTTACTGCTGAAATAACACCTGCAAAGTACATTGCTGCTTTACCTGTCAACTTGCTAACGATCTCTTCGTCAACATCTTGACCAGCATCAGTCAGTGCTGCTGTGAGCGCTTCAATAGCGGCTGCTTTAGATACACGGCCACCGCCTGTGCTACCGCCTGATGAAGCTGCTTTAGTTGCTGGAGCTTTCTTTACATATACGCCAGCTTTAGTCAGAACCATACGAACACCGTTTGGTGACTGCTCGAATTGCTCTGCGATCTCTGCGACGATCTCCATGCTGTTCTCTGGAGTTGGGTTAGCGGCCTCGTATGCTTCGATAACTTCCGCCTTCTGTTCGTCTGTCCACGCCATTTTACGTTTCCTTCTGTTAGTTGTTAGTGATGCTCCGGGACAAGTACCCGTAGCCTGTAGTTGTGATAAATAAAATCGGTCGCCCATTGGTTTCCTCAGTTTCAATACTATGTATTATACCTGTATGAGCGATGAAAGTCAAGAACTATTTTTAGATACGTGATAAATCGACTCCGTACTTTTCGAGGTGGGATAACTTCCCAAGATCATACGCGAGAGAGTAAGCAGCGTAGCCACCTGTTTCCACGTTAGCCCATTTTTCTGTATCGTCTCTAATCTCTTCCATAACATATATCGCATAGCATTTACTTCCGTACTTCTTTTCATAGTTGACATCTATAAAGCCTGCTTTCTCTGCTTGGTAGTCTACTGAAAGCTCATAGTCTACTCTTGCTGGTTTTTGGTAGACTGCTGACCAGACGATTTCTCCGGGCGAGAACGATTCAGAAATGCAAGACTCAGGGAGTACAGCGACTCCGCTTTCTCTCTCAACTTTCGGGACTCCGACTCGCTCAATGAGAGATCTAACGAATCCACTCGATCTAAATAATCCTGACGCGATCTCAGCGATGGATTCTCCGGAAAGGTATCGTTCAACTGCTTCACGAATTTCTTCATTTGTTGCTCCTCGTCCTCGATTCTGTTTTTTACGTAATTCACGATACTCGACTTTATCTTGGTAATCATCAATTATTCTCTGTAGGCGCGTGGTATTGTATGCTATATTCAGCATACTGCATGCTTCCTTCTTGGAAATTGGTTGCTTTCCATTCAAAAGAGATATTACTTTCTGTATGTTGGAATCCGATAGATTTTCGTGATCTTTCTTCTTTACTCTTCGTACCAAAAATATGCTCCCAGTTTTTGTGAAATTGTTGTGTATCTACTTTTCTGTATGTATCACCTTTACCCGCCATTGATAATCCGATCCCGCTCTTCCATGAGCGCTTTTAGTGCGTTCTCAATCTCAAGTAAACGAGTATCAATAACTTCGTTTTCTACTTGTGCAAGGGCAACACGCTCGTTGATTTCTGTCTCAATGCAGAGAATCATCTCAGAAGTTTGCAACTGAGCATTTCTTTCACTGGTGAGATAGCCAGGCCAAGAATAGCCTTCTGTAATGCAGTGAATCTCTGCTCCAGAGAAGTGAGTTGCATACGGCTCTTCGCCTGCTTTCTTTTTTTCGTAACCTTCTGGGTGGTCTCCAAAAATACCTGCAGACGCAAGTGTAGGTACAAATAATAACGCTAACATTAGTTTATCTTTCACGTGGATCATCTCCTATCATCATACGTAGATACCAAATGGCTTTTTCTACGTCTTGTTTTTTATTCTGCTTGTTCTTGCAGCGCCAAATGTATTTGAACGCATTAAGATGGCAATACTCCTCAAACCCCTCGTCTGAAGTGATTTGTTTCATTGCGTCGATACACTCAACCCCGTCGCGATTATAATGTGCAGGACTATTTACTGGGTCATGCACTAGTTTAGCAGGCCCCTTGAAACTGAGCCCTTGTCCGTCTGCTGTTTTTGTCCAGCCTTCTGATAAATTACTCAAAACTGTTCTGCCTCCGTTGAATCTGCCATAGCCGCCGTACTACTGCCGAGGGCTGTTGTGATTGCATCAAAGTATCCAACACCTACTTCCTGCTGATGTCGAGTTGATGTGTATCCAAACTGTTCTGCTGCAAACTCTGCTTCCTGTAGCTGAGAGTATGCAAACATTCCGCGATCCTTGTACTGACGTGCAAAGTTAAATACGCCATAGTTTGTACTATGAAAACCCGCCAATGTAATGAACTGAAACTTAAAGCCCATTTTTCCAAGTTCATACTGAAAGTCTTGCAGTTCCTGATCTCCAGGAATAGACTTTCTCCAGTTAAAGGAAGGAGAACAGTTGTATGCTAACATTGCGTCCGGGCAAGATCCTTTTACTGCGTCAGCAAACCGTCGAGCTTCTTTGAGACAGGGCTTGCTTGTTTCACACCACACGAGATCTGCGTATTCTGCATATGCAGCCCCACGTTCACATCCCATCTCAAGTCCGCCTTCAATCTGCCAAAATCCGTCAGCAGTACGGTCTCCGGACATCCACTTGTAGTCTGCTTGGTCGTAGTCGCTAGAGAGGAGTCTGGCTGACTCGGCATCAGTCCGAGCGACGACCAAAGTATCAACCCCAGCAACGTCAGCAGCAAGACGAGCGGCGTTAAGATTGCGGATAGCATCACTAAGAGGTATAAGGACTTTTCCTCCAAGGTGACCGCATTTTTTGGCGGACGCAAGCTGGTCTTCAAAATGGACACCAGC